TGTGTCTCAATACATAGTCACTCAATATTATATAAATTCTTATTAAGATTACTAATAATCTTATTTCCAAATTAAATACGAGGAAAAATCGATGAACGATTTATTAAAAGATGCTATTGCAGATGCAAAAGCCGTAAGGGAAACTGCACTAGCGAATGCAAAAGTTGCATTAGAAGAAGCGTTCACCCCAAGACTACAATCAATGTTATCAGCTAAACTTTCTGAAGAAGAAGGCGATGAAGTTGAAATGGACATGGAAATGCCAGCTGAAGAGCCGGCTATGGATATGGCTGTTGAAACTGCTGATGAAGATCCAATGACTACCGAAGGCGACTATGAGAAAAAAGTCGACGAAGACATGGATGATTCTAAAGTAGATGAAGACATGGAAGATCCTAAAGTGGATGAAGACATGGACGATTCTAAAGGTGATGATTTAGAACTTGAAGCTATTATTGCTGAATTAGAAAAAGATATCGAAACTGAAGAATTAGATTCTTCTGATATTGGTTCTACTTTAGGTGTTAGCGACGATGCTTCTGAAACTCATACAGAAGATCCAGGTGAAGGTGAGTTAACTGTTGAAGAAGAAGATAAAGAAATGACAAAAGAAGACGATGAGAAAAAAGTCGACGAAGATATTTCTTTAGATGAAATCATCAGTGCATTGACTGAAGAAGAAGGTGACGATAAAGATAAAGTTAAAGAAGAAGACGAAAAAGAAATGACAAAAGAAGAAGAAGATAAAAAAGATCTTAAAGAAGCTTATACTGTTATTAAATTTTTGAAATCTAAAATTAATGAAGTCAATCTTTTAAATGCAAAATTACTATTTTCGAACAAATTGTTTAGAAACTATCCATTAAACGAATCACAAAAAATGAAAGTAATAGAAAACTTTGATAGAGCTTCTAATTTAAGAGAAGTGAAATTAATTTTTACTACATTGAGTGAGTCATTTGTGGCTACAAAAACAAAACGTTCAATTAAAGAAAGCTATGCTTCCAAACCAAGTAGATCAACTGCACCTAAGAAAGAAATTCTTTCTGAAGGAAATCAGTTAGCTGCAAGATGGAAAAAATTAGCAAATTTAAAATAATAACAAAGGAAAACAATGAATGTAAATTCTTTATTACCTCATGATCATCAATCAACTCAACAAGAGGTTGCTATTGGCTTAGAAAGCAAATGGGAAAAAACCGGACTGTTAGAAGGAATTGATACCGAGATTGAGAGAAGAGGCATGGCCGTTCTTTTAGAGAACCAAGCCAAGCAATTGGTAACAGAAGCAAATGCTACTGGTACTGATTCAAATGCAGAACAATGGTCGGGTGTTGCCCTTCCACTTGTAAGAAGAATCTTTGCTGAAATAGCAGCAAAAGATTTTGTATCTGTGCAACCAATGAACCTACCATCAGGTCTAGTATTTTTCTTAGATTTCAAATACGGAACTAAGCAAGGTATTGCAAAAGGTGGAACTGCAGCAGGAAATGATTTTATTTCTGGCGCAGGAAGAACATCACAGACTGATTCTGTATTTGGTGTAACTGATGCTGACAGAGGAACATCTGCTCCTTCTGAGGGTCTATATGGCGCTGGAAGATTTGGATATTCTATCAATGATGTAACTTCATCATTAACTCTTGTTAATACATCAGTTGGTGCAAAAACAGGTTCTTTAAGTGCTGCAGGAACATTTACCGATGGTGGTCAAGTAATAGGCGTTGATTTTAACAAATTTACGAACTACAACTCTGAACTATCTGCTTCTTTAGCTGGTAAGAAAACACAGATATTATCTGTACCTGTAGGACAATTAGGTGGATATGATTCAAAAGGCATAAGAGCATTTAATGCTATAGCTAGTGGTATTACCACAGTATATCCTGAATTTACTGCTTTTTCATCAGACGGAACGCATATACATTTCTTAATTGAAACTGCTGCTACTCCTGCTGTTGCTGGACCAGTACAAATTATTTACCAAAAACAACCGACTGATTCTACGAGAGGCGACTTCGAAGATCCAGCAGCTGTTGGTAATAATACTGATTCATCTACTAAATTAGATATACCAGAAATTAACTTAGAGTTAAGAAGCGAAGCAATCGTTGCTAAGACAAGAAAATTAAAAGCTATCTGGAGTCCAGAATTTGCTCAAGATTTAAATGCTTATCATTCAATTGATGCTGAAGCTGAATTAACTTCTATGTTATCTGAATATATTTCGCAAGAAATTGATTTAGAGATATTAGACATGTTGATGCAAAATGCTCAAACTGTTGATAGATGGTCTGCAAAAGTTGGTTTTGAATTTGATTCTGCTAGTAATAGCTTTGTCCAATCAAATGCAACTGCTCAAGCATACAACCAAGGTACATGGTTCCAAACTTTAGGAACAAAAGTACAAAAAGTTAGTAATAAAATACACCAATTAACATTAAGAGGTGGAGCTAATTTCTTGGTATGTTCTCCAACTGTAGCAACAATTTTGGAATCAATTCCAGGATATGCTGCTGATACGGATGGCGATCAAATGCAATTTGCAATGGGTGTTCAAAAAGTAGGTGCTATTAATAATAGATTCCAAGTTTATAAGAATCCTTATATGACTGAGAATGCTATATTAATGGGATATAGAGGATCACAGTTCCTAGAAACAGGTGCTGTTTATGCTCCGTATGTACCTTTGATTATGACTCCATTGGTATACGATCCAGAAAACTTTACTCCAAGAAAAGGTGTAATGACAAGATATGCTAAGAAAATGGTAAGACCAGAATTCTACGGTAAGATCTTTG